CCGTTATATATCTAAATGATAATTACGAAGGTGGAGAGCTCTGGTTCCCTAGATTCGGTGTAGACTTAAAGCCGAAACAGGGAGATATCGCAATATTCCCCTCTACATTTATCTATGAACATGCCTCTAAAGAAATGATAGAGGGTACCAAATATGCCGTAGTTGTAATGACTGACTATCACGATAGAGACGGTGTAAACCAAAGAGTTTCTCAAGTTGTCGAAGACTACAAACTAAAGTACTAAGGATAAAAATGGCACAGGACTTGACTCCAGAAGAGCTAATGGAAAAGCAAAAAGCAGACGCCGCTATTGACCAAAAAGGTAAGCAAGAGCAGCAAAATCTACAAAATCGATTAGCTAAGTGGTACACCTTAGATGAGCAGACATGGTCGTCATCTCAGGAAGTGATTCCTGGTAGCGGCATTTGGGTTTATAGGGACGTTCTCCCTAAAGAGATGGATATCATCAAGCGACTAGAGTCTGTCGTAGACGATCCATCCAACAACTACGACTGGCGTGAAGCTATGGTTGGCTATCAAATGAAGATGCCAGAGTATCGCGATTGCGTTGATTTTAAATATAAGAAGACCGACATAGAGCACGATAATTCTGAAGCGGGGGAGATTCTAAAGAAGCTAGCAGATGATGTAACATATAGAGAGCTTCAGGTAGTTAAGGATTACACTCGTCACTACAATGTCGGAGAGCTACGCTACTGGGAGGCCACTAACTATGTCCGATACGGTGAAGGCCAGCATTTCCAGGAGCACCACGACCATGGATACTCGTATAACTGCGTGGTATCACTAGTTGCGTTCCCTAACGATGATTACGAAGGCGGCGAGCTATTCTTTAGATTGCAAAATGCACAAATAAAGGCTCGCGCTGGAGATGTATATATCTTCCCATCAAATTTCATGTACCCTCATCGCGCTATGCCAGTGAAGTCAGGTGTCAAGTACTCAATGGTCACCATGTTGGATTTCTCTGAAAAGTATCACCGTCCAGAATTCTACGAAGATACAGACGCATAGTGAGTACTATTAAGGTTCAAAAGCTTTTTCCTGAAGGTAAGACAGCTAATATAGAGCAGCTCCAAGCTCGTCGAGACTGGATGGATAGCACCGATGATAAGCACGCCTATATGTGCTTCCCAATTAATCTAACTAACAGGTTAGGCTGGGGGATATCATTTCCCGAGGATCTTAGATTTATATGGGACGGGATAACCGACACTACTCCAGACCATGTAACAATTTTAGAGGGCCATCAGTTTCTAAATACTGGTAGAGGAAACGCCACTATTAGTTTCACTACTGGATTGAAACTAATAACCGACTCTGACACCACAATGTTAGCTATGCCAGTCCCTAATCAATTCATAAGAGGGACTCAGTGCTACACGACCCTAATGAGTACTTCCTTTTATATGCACATGTTACCGATAGCCTGGAGGCTCACCGAGCCTAATGTAGAAGTACATATTCCAGCGGGGACACCAATTGCCGCAGTATTACCGATATCATTGAGTGCTCTACAGCAGGACTACAGCCTGGAAATTTTAGATGGCCTCCCAACCCAGGAATACTGGCAGGAAGTCCGCAAGTATGGTGATATCCAAGAAATTAAGAATGGCGTAGGCGACTGGTCAAAAATGTACCGAGATGCTGTCGATTATAGAGGAGAGACCGTGGGAGCCCACGAAACAAAATCAATTAAGCTCAAGACAGTAACGTGTCCATTCACTGGTCAAACCTACGAAGTAGAGGAGGGGGAGTCAGATGGACACTCAGAAGGCTAAATTTATACTAAATAGACCGTGGCTCAATAACGAGAGCCCATCTAAGCCAGGGCCTGCAATAAAGACTATTCCAGATTGGTATAGAGATGCAGATCGTTTTGCCGTAAATCCAATGACTGGCAAGCCATGGGAAATGCCAAATGGCGGCGGAAAGATCCCTACATGGAAAGCCTGCCCAGCAGTGTACGATATTATGGGCAGCGGGTATATGTATAAAACCCCATGCGATATAGAGTTCTACGAGGACTCCACGGGGCAGATCCAAGTTAAAGTTTTGGACGAAAAAAATAAAGACTTTATCCAAGAACGTATGCCGATGCCTCAATTCCATAACCCATATGGGTACCACGAGAAGCACTTTGCTTGGTGGGCTGACTGGGCCGTAGAGCTACCAGAGGGCTACAGCGCTCTATACACTCAGCCTTTTAACCGCTTCGAACTACCATTCCTAACCACTAGTGGAATTATCGATAACGATAAAGTACATCTACCTGGCACTATGCCATTTTTTATTGCTAAGGGATTCAAGGGCACTATCCCAGCTGGTACTCCATATGCTCAAATACTCCCATTTAAACGGGAAAACTGGGAGTCAGAAACGATTACCAAGTTCGGGCCAATGGAAATGATGGCAAAAAATCAAGAAAATAGCATGAAATATAGAGTTCCAGACGGAGGCGTGTATCAACGCGAAGTCTGGGAACGACGTAAGTACGAGTAGGGTAGGATAGCTATATGGCAATGACAGCGCATGTTACCAATGGTAGTGATAGACCCTATGAGTCAACCACACCATCTGGATTTTTTGGTGATTCTAGAGATAACATTGTCTCCCTGGAAAACTTTATGACCGAGGATGAGCTCAGAATTTTAACTGAGTTCGCTAAGACTAACCAAACCTGGGATAAGACCGAGACTCATTATAACGAGGACGGGACTGTCATTTACGACTCTGGCTATTGGGACCATAGGGTTGCCACTGCCCCCACCCTAAATAGCGTAGATCCTAGGATTACAGAAACTATTGTTGGTATGCAGCTTCGTCTAAAAGAAAAGGTAGACGCGTTCTTCAATGTAGATGCTCACGCAACTAGTCCAGCAATTGTTAGATGGCTCCCTGGACAACGTCAGCAGCCACATGCCGATAAAGAGCTACATGAGGGTGAGAATCGTGGCAAGCCAAACGATTTCCCATACTATGACATCGCTGGCCTTTTCTATATCAACGACGACTACGAGGGCGGCGAGTTATACTTCCCTAACCAGGGGATTCAGTTTAAGCCTAAGGCTGGAGCTGCATACTTCTTCCCTGGCGATATGCACTACATCCACGGAGTAACCGAGATTAGATCTGGCATTAGATATGTATGCCCGTTCTTTTGGACAATTAAAAACCACTTAGGAAGTAATTAGTAATGCACTTAGAACAAAAACTACACGAGAACGTATATCTATATGGTGATGTGCTAGATGACCCAGCACGCCTACTCCAACTAATCGAAGAACTAGACGAGGACGAGACCGTCCAGTCCGTAATCCCTGAGTGGGGGTTCTGGTTTTCTAATACACAAGACGGGCACAGCTTCGGCAGCAAGAAAGACTTTAACCTCGAGGGGCTAGACGAGCTCACCTCAGAGCGTGCTGAAGATGTCCGCTGGGTTGTTGGACAAATCAGAGGTGCTATTGAGAATATCTCTCATGCTTTCTATAAAGATCATGAAGAAGAGGGAGAGCCTAATATCTCTCCATTCGCTGGTATCATGAAGTATAGGCCAGGTTGCGCGATGGGTGCCCACTTTGACGCGCAGGCTGGTGACCTAAGCATTAAATGGTCAATTGTTGTATATGTGAATGATGACTACGATGGTGGAGAATTGTCATTCATTATCAGACCGTATGACCTACGTAACCCAAAAAATGGGCACCTACGCCCAGCAGACGACGTCAATGATCAATCGAATTCTGAACTAGTAGACTTCACGATCAAGCCTAAAGCTGGTCAAGCATTAATCTTCCCGTCTACTCATCCATATAAGCATCAGGTACACCTAATGAAGAGCGGGGATAAGTACATGTTCCCTGGATTCATCTTCCAACCAGAGTTTGATGCAAATGACCCAGAATCTCGTAAAAAGTTCAACGCTGGTTCAGCATACAATGACGTGAACGCTGGACCAACTAAGTACCTAGACGAGGACTAACATGTCTGCACTAACGGTCGAGGTTCTTCATAGGAACGTTTATTACTTTCCAGGAGCTATTCCAGAGATAGCTAATGTCATGGAAACTCTAGAGGATATTAATAGCTTATCCGTAACCCCCTGGGAGACCTGGTATGCCAATAATGACTCAAAAGAAAATCCATACGGAGATTTAAAGACACTTAGCTATCCAGATTTGATTAGAGAGTCTAATCCACTAATCAAAGAAAAATCAGAGTATGTTTTAAACTCAATCCTAGGCTCGATGGAAGCTTGTACAGCCACGTACCTAAAAGCACATGGAGCAGCTGATTCGGAGCTAGAGCATCTACATAAAGAGATCTTCGGTACCCATACGTATGGAATTCGTAGGTATGACGAGTACAAAGACATGGGGCCTCACCGTGAC